TCTACAGGGATGCAACCTTATGCTAACAAAGAAAAGGCGATGGCGGACCTTGTTGCCGGTAAGCTTTCAGAAGGAGACAGGGTTTCCGTTCGCTCTGATGAGGGGGGAGTATGGATAGATGAATATGTCGTTGCTAATGGCGGACTGGTCAAAACAGGTAAAAGCCTGATTACTCAACAGGCCATCACTGACATTATCCAGATGATTTATAACGACACTGCCGGGCAGTCTCACGGAGCTAACCTTTTTGACAGTGATAAAGCAAAAGAGGGGGCGTTTATTAATGAACTCGGCGGCCTGTCTGACAACGCAGCATATTTTGCCAGTGATCGAATCCCGGTATTAAGTAATGAAAAGTATGTGTTTTCCATAAATGTCGCTCACCTGGCATTTTACGATATTAACGGAAATATGCTTTCAAGATTGACCGGAATTATCGCGGGTCAGCCATTCACCACACCAGTGAACACCTTCAGTCTTGCCTTCTCCCAGACGCTCAGCACTGGAAAGGGGGGGCAGATGCTGGTCAAAGGTGAATCTGCGCCTGACAGCTATCGCTCTTTTGGCGCAGTTGATGCGGCTACAGCAAAAAAAGCCGCCATGACCGGAGCGTTAGACGCTGATTACAGACTCAGCCCACTGGTGCGCAACCTGTTTGACAAAAATCGTGTCAACGAAGGATATGCGCTGTCAACGAATGGAACGCTGACCCCAAACGTCGCGTATTTTGTAACGGATTACATTCCGGTAATGCCGGGGGCTGAATACATTCTTTCGTCAGGGACGCAGGTGCTCTGTTTTTATGACCAGGACATGGCAAAAACCAGCCATATCTCCATTAGTTCAGCCACTGCATTTACGGTACCGGAGGGTTCGTTTTATCTGAGGTTTCAAAGCACTCCCCTTGCTGCAAAAGATGCCCTGATGCTGATTCGAGGCACTACGCTGCCGTCTGCCTATATCGGATTCGGGACGTTGACAACCGCGGAGGTCACTACGCTTTCACAGGGAATAGCGTGGGGGGTTTTGGATGGCAACATGCCTGTGGGACGGAATCTGTTTAACAAGGGCGCCACGCTTGATGATTACGCGTTGTCAACTACAGGAGCGCCCTATGCGGCGGCCGGATATTTTGTTACGCCATTTATCCCGGTAAAACCCAACACGCAGTACATCGCCAGCAGTGCATCAGGTGTGGTTGTCTATTTTGATATCAACAAAACCAAAATTTTGAACACCACCATTGCTGCCGGAACCGTATTTACCACGCCATCTGGTGCGGTTTATGTCCGGTTCCAGGTATACGGTCTTTCAGCAAAAAACACACTGATGATGGTTGAAGGCTCAGCACTCCCTGCGAGCTATCTGTCGTTCGGGGCGCCGACTTCAACTTACGTCGACACGCAGGCGCTGAGCGTCGCGCGCTCGGTGGCACTTTCACTGCAAAAAGTGGTAGTTAATCTCTATAACAGTGAATTAGCGCAACTCAATACCGCCGTGTCATACCAGACTGGCGGCGTATCGGCTAAATCGGGTTATTTTGCCACGCCGAAAATGATGGTTGTTCCCGGGGATTACTTTGTATCGAACTACGGCTCAGGTAGTGGCGCGTTCTACAGGCTCGACGGCACGTTTCACAGCGGCTTCCAGAATCTTGTCGCCAACACGCCATTTTCTGTGCCTGAAAATGCGTACTATGTACGTTTTCAGGTCTATAACCTAACCCGCGTTGAAAGCCTGATGGTGACACCTGGCCAGGCGATCCCTGCCGGGTTTATTCCATTCGGTGGGCAAACACAGGAATTGCCGTGGCAGGGTAAAAAACGCATCGATCTGGGAGACAGTATTACTAATACCGGCAACTTCATTGCCCCTCTAAACACCTATACGGGAATGATGGCGCTGGCGAATTATGGGGTACCAGGCCAGGGGGTGAGAACTATGGCGGACTCTCTGAACGAAACCACAATTGCGTCAGCTGATTTCATTTCAATCCTGGGCGGAACAAACGATTACGGCGGGAATCGCCGTCTAGGGACAATTGCAGACGCCAGAGCGGATTATGATGATACGACGGTTAAATCGTTTTATTACGATGTGTTTTACGTTCTGGACAAAATCTACTCTCTTAAACCTAATGTGCGAGTGATGTTCAGCACACCGCTCAAGCGCGGGGCGTTTGAGAATCAGCCAGTTTACCCAGCAGCTAACTCTGCCGGATTTACCCTGCCGCAGTACGTTCAGGCCATCAAAGAGGTGTGCTCACTGTTCAGCGTACCGGTATGTGATTTGTTTAATGAATCCGGAATAAATCTGCTTAACATTGCAACATATACCGGCGATAACTTGCACCCGAACGCCGATGGCGGGAAGTTGATGGCACGCCGGATGGCTTCAGTAATTAACGGCCTGTAGGGCAGGGAGAATAAATGAGCGTAAAAAAATACATCGCTATTCTGACCCGTGCGGGAACTGAGGCAATGACTGCGGCTGCATTGAGTGGTGAGCCTGTTCGCTTTAGATTTATGGCGGTTGGCGATGGTGCGGGCGCAACACCAGAGCCAGACCCGGAAAGGACGAACCTGAACAATGAGGTGTATCGCTCGGAACTGAATCGGGTGGTTGTCGCCGATCAGGCTGCGAATGTTATTCGAACAGAAATGATTATGCTTCCTCAGGTTGGTGGGTTTTGGTTAAGAGAGGCAGCTCTTTATGATGAAGATGGCGTTTGCCTTGCTGTTGCAAATCTGCCTGAATCTTATAAGCCGCAACTATCTGAAGGATCGGGAAAATTGCATGCGGTTAATCTCTGGATTGCCGTAAGTAACACCGCCGATGTGGAGCTTAAAGCCGATCCGTCAGCCATTCTCGCTACGATTGAGGAAGTGACTAATGCAAAAAATGAGGCAAAGGATTATGCCGACAAGATTGCGGGCAAGCTGGATACGGATATTCAGCAGGTGATTGCTGATGCGATAACGGCGGCAAAGCGTGATTTCTGGGAAGATGATAACCCGGTGGGCACCACCCGCTTTTTTAACCAGAACCTCAATCCCAATGAGCGATGGCCGTGGTCTCAATGGGTGTACACCGGCGAAAATAAAACGATCCGCGTCGGTAAGGCTGACGGATCGGACGTCGGGCAGAGCGGCGGCAGCGATACCGTCACCCTCCAGCGGGCTAACCTGCCCGCTGTGCAGGTTGACGTCAGTGGCGAAACTAGCGAACTCCCCGGGCAGGAACTGACCACCAGGGAGGCAGGACGGCATAAACACAAAGGCGGAATGCTCGCCCCGGGTGAGGTCTGGGATGATAATTACATAGTCGGTTCGGATAACGACAGCCGCCGCACCAGAAATTATACGGATGAGGTGGCCGATCATAGCCATATTGTGGACTTGCCAGCCCACAAACACACGACCACTGGCAAAACCGCCAACCTCGGCGAGGGTAAATCGTTCAGTGTAGTGGAAGCCCACACCCTGCTGATGTGCTGGAGCCGCGTCGCCTGACCTGTGACGGTCATTCCTGTTGTACTGTCCCTGTTACAGCGGGGATGACTCGTCACCCTTTCCACCACGATTGAAAATAATGCTCACCCTTAACCACGGAGTTAAACGGATGAGCGATTTTCATCACGGCGTCCAGGTTGTCGAGATTAACGACGGCACCCGCGTCATTTCCACCGTATCAACGGCGATTATCGGCATGGTCTGCACGGCAAGCGATGCCGATGCCGCCACCTTCCCACTCAATAAGCCCGTACTGATTACCAGTGTGCAAAGCGCCATTGCGAAAGCGGGTACAAAAGGTACCCTGGCCGCATCCCTACAGGCAATTGCCGACCAGTCGAAACCGGTCATTGTCGTTGTGCGCGTTGCCGAAGGTACCGGCGACGATGCCGAAGCGCAGACTATTTCCAACATCATCGGCGGCACCGACGAAAGCGGCAATTACACCGGGCTGAAAGCGCTGCTCACGGCGGAGGCTGTTACCGGCGTGAAACCGCGCATCCTCGGTGTGCCGGGCCTCGATTCCCTCGAAGTGGCGACCGCGCTCGCGCCGATTTGTCAGAAGCTCCGCGCATTTGGCTATATCAGCGCCTGGGATTGCAAGAACATTTCCGAGGCGATGCTCTATCGCGAGAATTTCAGCCAGCGTGAGCTGATGGTTATCTGGCCGGATTTTCTGGCATGGGATACCACGGCGAACGCGACCGAGACCGCCTGGGCGACCGCCCGCGCGCTGGGCCTGCGCGCCAAAATCGACCAGGACACCGGCTGGCATAAAACTCTGTCAAACGTTGGCGTGAACGGTGTCACCGGTATCAGCGCGTCGGTCTTCTGGGATTTGCAGGAATCCGGCACCGATGCCGACCTGCTTAACGAGGCTGGCGTCACCACGCTCATTCGCAAAGATGGTTTTCGATTCTGGGGTAACCGCTGCTGCTCCGATGACCCGCTGTTCCTGTTTGAGAACTACACCCGCACCGCGCAGGTTATCGCCGACACAATGGCCGCTGGTCACATGTGGGCGGTCGACAAGCCGATCACTGCCACGCTGATTAAAGACATCGTTGCGGGTATCAATGCGAAATTCCGCGAGATGAAAACGGCGGGCTATATCGTCGATGCGACCTGCTGGTTTGATGAATCGGCCAACGACGCGGCGACCCTCAAAGCCGGGAAACTGTATATCGATTACGACTATACGCCGGTTCCCCCTCTCGAAAACCTGACGCTACGCCAGCGCATTACCGATAAATACCTGGCGAATCTGGTGTCATCGGTTAACAGCAATTAAGGAGCCCTGACCAATGGCAATGCCGCGCAAGCTCAAATATCTGAACACGTTTCTGGATGGCGTCAGCTATCTCGGCGTTATCGAGTCCGTCACCCTGCCTAAGCTGACCCGTAAGCTGGAAAATTACCGGGGCGGCGGGATGTCAGGCTCAGCCCCTGTCGATTTCGGCCTCGACGATGACGCGCTGGCGATGGAGATTTCCCTCGGCGGCTTCCCTGATGATGCGATCTGGTCGCTTTATGGTGCAGTCGGTACCGGGACGCTACTGCGCTATGCAGGCTCTTACCAGCGGGACGATACCGGCGAAACCGTGGCGGTGGAAGTTGAGACCCGTTTCAAGGTGAAGGAAGTCGATAACGGCGAGAGCAAACAGGGCGAGGATACCAGCAGCAAATTATCGTTGGTCTGCACGTACTACAAGCTGACCATGAACGGTAAAGAGCTGGTAGAAATCGACGTCCTCAACATGATTGAGAAGGTGAACGGCGTCGACCGACTCGACCAGCACCGCCGCAATATCGGCCTGTAATTTTTCCCCGGCCAGCATGTCTGGCCGGTTAACCCGGAATCCGTAAATAGTGAGAAACTCATGAGCAAAGAAAACATCGTCACCCTTGAAAACCCCATCAAACGCGGCGAGCAGGTCATCGAAAAAATCACCCTGATGAAGCCCAACGCCGGAACCCTGCGCGGTGTCAGCCTGGCAGACGTTGCGCGCTCTGAAGTGGATGCCCTGATTAAAGTGCTGCCGCGTATGACCAGTCCGTCTCTTACCGAATCGGATGTCGTCATGATGGATTTACCCGACCTGATGGCGCTGGCAACAAAGGTGATCGGTTTTTTGTCGCCGAATTTGGCGGATTAAATTTCCCGAAAGACATGTCGGTCGATGACCTGATGGCGGATATCGCGGTGATTTTTCACTGGCCGCCATCAGAGTTATATCCCATGAGCCTGACCGAGCTCACCACCTGGCGCGAAAAGGCGCTACAGCGAAGCGGAAACACGAATGAGTAACGACGTTAAATTGCAGGTATTACTCAAGGCTGTTGACCAGGCGACCCGCCCGTTTAAATCCATCCAGACAGCGAGCAAAACGCTGTCTGGTGATATCCGGGACACTCAAAAATCACTGCGTGAACTGAACGGCCAGGCATCCCGTATCGACGGGTTTCGCAAGGCCAGCGCGCAACTTGCCGTTACCGGTCAGGAGCTGAAGAAAGCTAAACAGGAAGCCGCCGCGCTGGCGATCCAGTTTAGAAATACGGAACAGCCGACGCGCGCGCAGGCGCAGGCAATGGATGCCGCCCGAAAAAGTGCCGCCGCGCTCCAGCAAAAACACAACAGCTTGCGGCAGGCCGTACAGCGCCAGCGGCAGGAACTCAGCCAGGCAGGAATTAATACCCGCACCCTGGCGGCAGACGAGCGTCGGTTAAAAACCAGCATCAGCGAAACGACGGCGCAGCTCAATCGACAGCGTGAAGCGCTGGCGCGGGTCAGCGCGCAACAGGCAAAGCTCAACGCGGTTAAACAGCGATATCAGGCCGGTAAAGAGATGGCCGGTAAAATGGCCGGTGCGGGGGCTGCCGGGGTTGGTATCGCGACAGCGGGAACAATGGCCGGGGTTAAGCTGATGGTGCCGGGCTATGATTTCTCATTAAAAAATTCTGAGTTGCAGGCAGTACTCGGCGTGGCGAAAGATTCCACAGAAATGACGGCTTTGAAAAAACAGGCCCGACAGCTCGGCGACAATACTGCCGCCTCTGCTGATGATGCCGCCAGTGCGCAGATTATTATCGCGAAAGGTGGCGGTGATGCCGCAGCTATAGCAGCCATGACGCCAGTAACATTGAATCTGTCACTTTCGAACAGAAAAACAATGGAGGAAAACGCGCAGCTGCTAATGGGGACAAAAGCCGCTTTTCAGCTCTCTAATGACGCGGCCGCGCATATTGGTGATGTTCTTTCAGCCACGATGAACAAAACCACCGCTGATTTTCAGGGGTTGAGTGACTCATTAAGTTACCTTGCCCCTGTGGCGAAAAATGCCGGGGTGAGTCTTGAGCAAGCCGCGGCGATTACTGGCACACTTCATGATAACAACATCAGGGGGTCAATGGCTGGTACCGGCGGTGCGGCTGTTATTACGAGATTACAGGCGCCAACAGGCAAGGCATACGATGCCCTCAAGGAGCTGGGTGTCAAAACCTCCGATAGAAAAGGCAATACGCGCCCGTTATTTACCATTCTGAAAGAAATGCAGGCCAGCTTTGAGCGGAACAAGCTCGGCACTGGTCAGAAAGCAGAATACGTTAAAACGATATTCGGCGAGGAGGCAATGAAGTCTGCCAGTGTACTGATGGCGGCGGCAGCCAGTGGAAAGCTCGATAAACTCACCGCTACGATAAAGGCCTCAGATGGTAAAACAGAGGAGTTGGTCAAGGTTATGCAGGATAACCTCGGCGGTGACTTCAAAGAGTTTCAGTCTGCTTATGAGGCTGTGGGTACTGACCTCTACGACCAGCAAGATAGCTCGTTGCGTCAGCTCACTCAGACAGCAACGCGATACGTGTTAAAGCTCGATGACTGGATCAAAAACAACAAGGAGTTAGCGGAAACTATTGGCATCATTGCCGGTGGCGCACTGGCTCTGATTGGCATTATCGGCGGCATTGGTCTCGTAGCGTGGCCGGTTGTCATGGGGATTAACGCCATTATTGCTGCCGCTGGCGTGATGGGTACCGTTTTTACTGTCGCTGGTAGTGCCATTGCGACCGCGCTCGGTGCGATCACATGGCCGATTGTGGCCGTCGGTGCGGCGATTGTGGCCGGGGCGCTGCTTATCCGTAAATATTGGGAACCTATCAGCGCATTTTTCTCGGGGGTGATTGAAGGCATCATCAGCGCCTTTGCACCGGTCGGGGAAATGTTCGCTCCACTGGCCCCCATTTTTGACGGCCTCGGCGAGAAATTGCACAAAGTCTGGCAGTGGTTTAAAGACCTGATTGCGCCAGTCAAGGCCACGCAGGAGACGCTCGATAGCTGCAAAAATGTTGGTATCGTTTTCGGTCAGGCTCTGGCCGATGCACTGATGTTGCCTCTGAATATTTTCAATAAGCTGCGCGGTGGCCTCGATGTCATTCTCGAAAAGCTCGGCCTTGTGAAAAAGGAGTCGAGCAGCATTGATGCAGAAGCATCAAAAGCGCAGTCGGTTGGTCAGGGCGGTGGCTATATCCCGGCGACAAGCTCACTTGGCGGGTATCAGGCTTATCAGCCTGTTACGGCTCCCGTCGGTCGTACCTACATTGACCAGAGCAGCCCAACCTATCAAATCAACATGCCGGGTGGCGCACCGGGCGGTCAACTCGGAAATCAGTTGCAGGACGCGTTAGAAAAATATGAACGCGACAAGCGAGCCAAAGCCCGCGCCAGCATGATGCACGATTAAGGAGGCGGATTATGATGCTTGCTCTTGGAATGTTTGTTTTTATGCGTCAGACGCTGCCCCACCAGACGCTACAACGCGATGCCGAATATCGATGGCCGTCAAATTCACGCGTCGGGAAACGGGATTCGTTTCAGTTTTTAGGGCCGGGTGAGGAGAAAATCACCCTGGCCGGGACGCTTTACCCGGAGCTCACCGGCGGAAAGCTGACGATGACGGCTATCCGCCTAATGGCTGACCAGGGGCGCGCCTGGCCGTTACTGGATGGCACCGGCACAATTTACGGTATGTACGTCATCAATAATATCAGCGAGACAGGAAGCCTGTTTTTTGCTGACGGAACGCCGCGCAAAATTGATTTTACGCTGACGCTCACCCGCGTGGATGAATCCCTTGCGGCGCTGTATGGCGATATCGGCGAACAGGCAAAATCACTGATTGGCAAGGCGGGAAATATGGCCTCGTCAGTGGCTGGCATGGTGGGGATTAGCTGATGCTCGATATGCTGAATCTGAATGCGGGTGGCGTACTGACGCCCGATTTTATGCTGATGCTCGACAGCAAAGATATTACCGGCAACATCAGTAATCGGTTGATGAGCCTGACCATGACAGACAATCGCGGATTCGAAGCTGACCAGCTCGACATTGAGCTTGATGATGCTGACGGGCTGGTCGAGCTGCCGTTACGCGGTGCCGTACTGACGCTTTACCTCGGGTGGAAAGGCTTTGCGTTGATTGGTAAGGGAAGTTTTACCGTCGATGAGGTTGAACATCATGGCGCGCCGGACACGGTGACAATCCGCGCCCGTAGCGCCGATTTTCGGGGGACGCTGAACTCACGTCGGGAAGAGTCCTGGCATGACAAGACGCTCGGCGAGATCGTGGCAGCGATAGCGACACGTAACAAACTGACGCCGAGCGTTATACCGGAGCTGGCCGGGATAAAAATTCCGCATATCGACCAGTCACAGGAATCGGACGCCAAATTTTTGACACGGCTCGCCGAGCGAAACGGCGGTGAGGTTTCGGTAAAAGCGGGAAAGTTGCTGTTACTCAAAGCCGGTCGCGGGGTTACAGCCAGCGGAAAGGCCATTCCGCAGGTCACGATCACCCGCAGTGATGGCGACCGCCATCAGTTTTCCATTGCTGACCGTGGGGCATATACCGGCGTTACGGCAAAATGGTTGCACACCAAAGACCCAAAACCACAAAAGCAAAAGGTTGCGTTAAAACGCAAACCCAAAGAGCAGCATTTACGCGCGCTACAGCACCCCAAAGCCAAACCGGTAACGAAGAAAAAAACGGTGAAGACGCCGGAAGCCAGGGAGGGTGAATACATGGTCGGTGAGGATGAAAACGTGTTTGCCCTAACGACAATTTTTTCAACCAAAGCGCAGGCCATGCGAGCCGCCCAGGCCAAATGGGACAAACTGCAACGTGGGGTTGCTGAGTTTTCTATCAGGCTGGCGACGGGGCGAGCAGACCTTTACCCTGAGACGCCGGTACAGGTTGCGGGCTTTAAGCGCGTCATAGACGAGCAATCGTGGACAATTACTAAGGTTATGCACTCTCTGAGCAATAATGGATTCACGACGAGCCTAGAGCTTGAGGTGAGGCTTACGGATGTTGAATACGAGTCAACCGAATAG